CAGACCAGCTGCACCGAGCCCACTGGTCACAGTTGCAAGGTTATTGCGTAGATCAACCAATTGGCCCGATTGTGACGTGAGGCTGTTTTCCGTTGCAGACACGCGGCCTGAGATAGCCTCCACAGCGGAAGCGGACGCTCTGGTGGCAAGGCCGTTGACGGGGCTGTTGACGCTGGTCTCCAGCTGAGTAGTTCTGCTAGCTACTGCCGTTATTGCCGCACCTTGCTGCTCCACGCTGGAATTGAGACCCTCGATTGCCCTACTGTTGGACGAAACATCGGCACCTAGCACTTGCCCGTTATCCGACCATCCTGTGGCGCGGGCACCGTGCTCCATCTGGGGGCGCGCTATCTCGATGAAACCGCTGCTGACCGCGCCGGTTGCGCTGAACACTCGATAGTAGACGTTGCACTCAATCGCCCCAGCAGGAGCAACCCCGGAGTATTCGATACGCGTTGATGACGACGTCAACGACGCCAGTGCACCGGCTGGCGCACTGATTGCTACTCCCGACGCATTCAGCCACTGCAGATAGATCCGGCACGCCAAACCTGCTGTACCGCGCATGTAGGCAGAGGCTGTAAACACCTCCCCTTCTGCGACCTTTGGACGCTTTATCACTGCTCCGCTGGAGGCTGGTCGCAACGACTTGTAGCCGGTTGGCGAGGTTCCCGACGTTGTGAGCCCAGAAGGCACCTCAATCCGCTGTGCTTTTTCCCCAGAACTGAGCCACGACGGGATGAGCCTGTCGATTGAGCTCACAGAACCTTCGACCTGCCAGCCCTCGGCCGTACCATTCAAGCTTGCGAATTTGGTCATTGCCGGGTTGTAAAAAAGGTTTTCACCACCTACATCGCCAATGCTGTTTTCAAGCTGAGCGATTGAGCTTGAGGCGCTGGTCAGCCCTTGCTCATTTTTTTCGACTCGACCAGTGAGCGCTGTGGTAGCCGCTGCGTTGGCGGCAATGCTGTCAGCATTAGCTTTGCCGTTATCGCGCCAGCCGGTCAGGGTGTTACCCTGCTCTAGCTGCGCCATGTCGAAGTCAACGAAGCCTGTCGTGAGCGTCGATCCCGCGTTAGAACGGATCCGGTAGAGCACGTCGACACGAACCGAGCCGGCAGGTGCAAGCGCGGACACCAGCAGAGGGCGCTGGTAAGTAGGATTGAGCGCCAAGTTGCTTGGCCCGCTAGTGCTGAGCGTGTTACCGGCGGCATCTTTGAACTGCAAGTAGAGCTGCAGCAGCAGGCCAGTGTTGCCGCGCGCATAGACCGACGCGGTGTAGGCCCTGCCTTCGAACGCCGGCGGCTGCCGCTCGGCAACTGGTACGAAGTCCACGTAGGTGGCGCCAGATCCCGCTGTCAGGCCAGAGACGTCAAGTCGCTGGCATTTGCCCTCAGCACCCAGATCGGAGTTGCGCAAAGTGGGCGCCACCACCACTCCGGCCGTGTACCGCCAGTACCAGCCGGCGGCAATATTGGCGTTAGCGGCGGAAGCGACGTCGAACGACGGGTTGAACAGCAAGTTCTCCGAGCCCGACGAGGCGATCGAAGCGTCAATGCGGGTGATCGACTGGCCGGTAGCGGTGATGTCCTTGCCCTGCTGCTCAACCGTACTGCCCAGGCTGGCCAGCGCGCTTGCGTCAGCCTTGCCGCCCAACTGATTCAAAGCGTTCTGTGCAGCTGCAGCCGCATCGGTGGCCACTTTGTCCGTGACGGCAAGCCAGGTCGAACCTGTCCAGCGTTTCGGGGTATTGGCATTGCCAGTGGTATCGATCCACAGGTTTTGTGGGAGTCGATCGGCAACAGCGGGCGCTGCGGATTGGACGATGACCTTGCCCTTGCCGTCGGCAAGCCCATAAGCATCCTGGGCGGCCTTCTGCGCCTTGTCGACGTTACCGTCAGTGATAACCAGGCTACTAGTGAGCCTTGTGACTTGCTCGCCCGTAGACTTGAGCCCCTGCTCGTTCTTCTCGACGCGAACGCCCAAGCTGGTAACGGCCTCGGCTGACACATCGGCCGCCGCCAGGATCGACGGATGATAGGCCGTGGCCAGCCCACCCTCCTGCAGTTGCACATTGTCGACCTCTGCCCAAATGTTGGCCGCAGCACTCGAGTCGCTGGCCAGGCGGCAGGCATACACGTTGACCTGTGTAGCGTTGGTCGGCGCCAGCCCAGTGAGCGAATAGCGCACAAAGGCATCTGTGAGCAGGAATCCATCGACTGTCCACGGGGCGCTCAGCACAGCACTGGATGCATCAAGGAACTGAAGATACATGCGCATCCGTCCGGTACCGCGCGCATAGACGCTCAGCGTGTATGTAACCCCGGCCGTAACTTTGACCCATGCACGACCATCGGCCGGACTCGACACCACCTCGATGTAGCTTCCGGCGCCGACGCTTGCGCTGATGCGCAAAGCATTTAGGCTGCTGGTCAAGGGTGAAGGCACGAAGGCGCGAGCGGCGGCGCCCGATATTGCCCAGTGCCGAGGCCGGGTGCCATCGGCGATGACCTCCTCGAACGAGCTGTTGGCCAGCAGGTTCTCGCCACTGATAGACGGCAGGCTCGCCTCGATCTTGGTTAGCGAGGAGCCTTGCGCCGACAGCGTATTGCCTTGGGTCTTAACGTCATTGGCTAGCTGCGTGACAGTGGAGGCTTCGGCCTTCTTGCTCACGCTGCCTGTCAGCGAGGTCAGCGCCTGGCTTTGCGAGCTGATGAGCTGATCTTGGGCCTTGTCCTTGTCTTCGGTCGCCGTGACGCGGCTTGTGACCTGCTGCAGCGCCTGCGAGCTGGCCTTGCCGTCGATGCTGGTCTGCATGCCGTCCATGCGGGTAGCTTGCGACGTGAGCTTGCCCTCTGCATCGCTGACGCGGGTGGTTAGGCTGCTGACTACCGAGGCATCGGCTTTGGTTTGCGCCAGAGCCAGTGCGCCAGCGGCAGCAGCTGCTGCATCGGTGGCCACCTTGTCCGTCACCGGGACCCAAGCCGAGCCGTTCCAGCGTTTCGGAGTGTTGGCGTTGCTGGTGGTGTCGATCCACAGGTTCTGAGCCAGGCGGTCGGCGACGGCAGGCGACGCCGATTGAACGATGACCTTGCCCTTCCCGCCCGCCAGCGTGGCCGCATCCTGAGCAGCCTGCTGGGCAGCCGAGACGTTGCCATTGGTGGTGGTCAGGCTCGATTGCAGCCCGCTAATCTGAGACGCCTGGGCGGTCACCTTGCCATCCAGCGTGGATACATCGGTCTCGACCTTGGAAACGCGCGCAGCCATGCCGTTGGCAGTCACCACCGCCTGGCCAACATCGGTCCAGTAGGTGGCGTTCGGCGGTGGCGTGTTCAGCGGTACCGCTTTCAGGGCCTGGTAGAGCTTGCCATCGCTGCCCAGGGCGCTTTGGCCGACGCTGTAGGCCTTGTCCTTGCGGTATGGCAAGGAGCCGGCCAGGGCCGAGACGTTCGCAATCTGCTGCTGCAGCTCGGTCTTGGCAGCGGAAACGTCCGCGCTGACGGCAGTAATTTGCTGCTCGAGATTTCCCTTCACAGTGCCAAGAGCGTTGTTCACGTCGCTGATCTGCTTGGCCAGCTCAGTTTTGGCGGTGCCGATCCGCTCGTTCACCGAGCCAGGACCGTTCTTGTCAATCAGGTCGATGCGGCTGGTAAGTTCCTTGCCCAGCTCGCTCTCGGTGATCTGGTCCTTGATCTGCTCGAGGATCGGAGCGGCATCGGCACTGGCAATGCCGGTAACCACGGTCGGCGCCACAGGGAAGAACGGCCCAATGTTGCCGGACCGGTCCACCAGGCGCGCCCAGAAGAAGAAGCGCTGACCCGCACGCAGACCCTGCATGACGTGCTCGCTCTGCGGGTAGGCCAGATCGGCAAGTTTGGTTGCCGCACCGAGGTCGGTGCCTTCGCTGTACCACAGCTCTGTGCGCTGGGTGTCCTCGGCGCCAGCTGGGAAGCCCCAAGTGACCTTGATGCCGAACAGCAGGCTTTCAGCGGTCAGGTGCGTCACGGCCGGCGGCGGCGTGGTCTTCCCGGCCACGTTGGTCAGCATGGAGGTGGTCGGGATGGACGAGACATCCATGGAGCTGACTGCGCGCACGCGGGCCAGGTACTGACCGGCATACACGCCACGCACGTCGGCAGCCAGCTCGCCGGTTCTCGGTACCTTCACCCAGTCCCGCGAGCCCCAGCGCCACTCAACGTCGTAGGCCACAGCCCCAGGCGCTGCATCCCAAGAGATCGTCATGGTGGTGACGGCCATACCTTGGTCCACAGACGAGTTGCTGCCGATCAGCACGCGCGCTGGGGCATCTTGAACGCCCGGTGGCAGAACGCTGATGGGGCGGTCATCGATCACCGTCCCGTAGTCAATGGCGTCGAACTTGCTCGGCTCGTACTGGATGCACTCCAGCTGGAACTGGTGCCACTCCGGGCGCGTGACGTTGCGCACGTAGAACTGCATCAGCTTCAGGTCATCGAAGTCCAGCACCCAGCCGGATTCAGGCTGCGGCACCTCGCTGAAGTCCGCCATGACAGTGATCTGGCGGCCGGCCACAGAACGCACCTGGCGCGCCTCGGACTTGCCGCTGGGCAGGTTGACCAGCAGGCGGGCACCAGTTGGCACCTCGATGTCACGGTCGACCGTCACGACGCGCCCAGCCACGGCGGCGATACGGCCACCGTTGGCGCGGCCTGCCAGCATCGGGTCGGACAGGGTGATTACCTTGCCCGGCTTCGGGATGTAGCCATCCAAGCCGACACGGAAGCTGGCACCGCGCAGCTGCAGCTGCTCGGTCATGAGAGCCCACTGGCCGGCGCGCTGGGCCTGGCCACGCGACGTGCAGCCGACAGCCTCCACAGATATCTCGCGCACGCCATACTCAGCAATGGCGCTTTCATCGAAGACCGGCTCTTTGTCGGTGTCGTAGCCGCGATCTGGGTCATCGAACGACACCATGGCCTGGCTGTGCCGATCGCGAAGCTTGCTGCCGGTGTACTTGACCGCGCCGTCGTCGAGAATCTGCGACAGGGTGTAGTTGTAGACCGGATCCTGCGGCATATCGGCGTTGACGGTGATCTGGCTGCCGTCCCAGAAGGCCAGGCCATGGAAGATGGCCGCCAGGTCCTGCAGAACGGCCCAGGCCTCGGCCTGCTTCTGCAGGTACAGGTTGCAGGTAAATCGCGGCTCCTGGCCGCCAAGGCCGTTCGGCACCAGCTGGTCGCAATACTGCCCGATGCGGTACAGCGACCAGCGATTGATCATGGTCGCGTCGATGCGATCGCCCAGGCCGTAGTAAGGGTGCAGGGCCAGATCGAAGAACACCCAGGCCGGGTTGTTGGTGTAGGCCTCCTTGAAGGTGCCGTCCCAAACGCCGTTCGTAGTGCCTGCGCCGCTGGTGGCGTAGGTGCGATTCACCGGATCGTAGTTCATGGGCACGCGCACGATTCGCCCGCGCATCAGCACGGCGATCTTGGCGATGTCGCCACCGAACTGCTCGGCGTCGTACTCCACGCAGCTGACGGCGGTCAGCGGGTACTCCTGATCGCTGTCGACCACCTCGGCGATGGCCTCGACGTACATCCCATCCTGGACCAGCGAGCTATTAGCCTCCGGCGTGACCCGGCGGGCGCGAATCGCCCAGCGGCTGCCAGTAGGCAGATCGATGCGATGGGAGCGCTCGTACTTGGTGACGTTCTTCCGGTTGACCTCGGATGCCAGCACCTGCTGGAACGGGCCGTTATCGGTAGAAATGTCCACCTCATACTCGATACGAACGCCATCGATGTTGCCGCCCGAATCCTGGGACTGCAGCTGTGGCCACGAGAACCGCAGGCGCACAGCGTCCAGCATGGAGTTAGTGATGGAGTGCACGTAGGGCGCGGTGCTGAGCAGCTGCTGGCCGACGGCAATCTCGTTGCTCGACTCGCTGATCCCGGTCATGCGGTCTTGGTTCAGCTCGCCAGAGCGGAACTGCCACTTCACGCCTGGGTAAGTCAGCGTGCCGTCTTCGGCCATGACTGGCGTGCCATCCAGCTTCACGGACCGCAGGCCGTTCACTGGGCCAACGATCGGCCCCCAGCTCCACAGGTAGAGCATGCGCACCGTAGCGATCGACGGAACGCTGTTGGAAGCGATGCTGGGCTGTTTCTGCTTGGCTGAACCGCCCTTGCTGCCGACCACGTGCCGCTTGCTGGCTGCAGTGGCGCGCCGCAGCGCGCGCTTCAGTGCTTGACCCATTCCACTCTCCAAAAACGAAAAACCCGCCGAAGCGGGTCAGGGGTTGCCGGCGATTACAGCCGGTCTTGCGTGTAAATTCCGCCGGACTCAACGGCCCCGCCGATCTCTCGCTCACCGTACAACAGCGGGTAGGGGTTGCCCTGGGCGATCGTCGTCACCGCACCACCGAAGCCATAGCTGGGGTTGTTGCCATCCTCGTTGCGGTCCAAGCCACCGGTTTTTGGGGTTGGCGACAGCATTTGTACGACGCCGGAGGCGGCCATGGCCGCCCCGCCCGCGATCATGGCGACGCCGTAGGCGGAGGTCGTGCCGAACGTGAAGTAGCCGGCGACAATCAGCACCACGCCGAGAATGGTCGTGAACAAACCGGCCTGCTTGCTGCCCTGGATGATCGGCGCGATGCGGATATCGCCGGCGTCGTCGCCCTTCAGGTCCAGATCATCCGCTGAGAGGTTGCGAGTGCCCGAGAACACGGTGAACACCAGCCCCCGCTCTTCCCCGTTGGACAGGAACTTCTCGAAGCCCGGGACCATGTTGCACAGGGCCTGAATGGCATCGCGGGTGCTGTTCACGTCCAGAACGTACTCACGGCCGAAGTGCTTGCGCAGCACGCCGTACAGTTTCACCGTGCGCTTCATGGCTGGTAGTCCTTGTGCCGCAGGATCAGCCGGCAGCGGCTGGCCATCGACCAGCCGTACACCTCGCGGGTCGAGGCTCGGCCGGCCATGTGGTGGTAGATGAATGGCCCGCTACCGCCGAGCGATGCCGCCGGCTCACTGGCAAGGTCTGGTTGACTGCCAAGGTAGATGGCCGCGTGGTTCGGGTGGAAGCACGGCCGGCCCGGGGACGGCACCATGAACACCAGCATGTCGCCACGCTGCGGCACGTCCACCTGGGAGAATCCGGCGCCAGCGAAGTTGGCCTCGTACAGACTCGGCCCATCCTCCTGCTCCCACCACAGATCGTCGCGCTCGAAGTTGGGCAACACCAGCCCGGCCTCGCGGGCGTACCAGTCGCGGCAGGCGCCCCAGCAGTCGAGCAAGCCGTGGGCGAACTCGCGACCCAACAACGGGGCCTGGTAGCCGGACGGCTTGAACCACTGCATATCGCCGCCGGGCCAGCCGACGATGCCCCACGGCACCTCATGGAGCTCGCAGCTGACTAGGTCAGCCATGCTCGGCATGGGCGCGGCGTCGGGGTGGCTGTGCACGATCGCTAGCAACTCGCCCTGGTCTTCGGCATTCGCCAGGTCCTCGTAGTGCAGGCGGAAGTTCTCCCGCGGCGTCTTCGCCACGTTGCGACATGGCACGTAGGTCCGGCCCTGGTCGGTCTTGATCAGCACCCCGCACGCTTCGGCCGGGTACTCGCGTTCGGCATGCTCGCGGATCGCGGCCTGCAGTGTCTGGTTGATGCGCATCGATTACCTCGAACTGGCGATCAGGCTCGCGCCCATGGAGCCGCCGAAGCGGCGGGTGTTGCCGCGGAGCTTGCAGCTCTTCCACCGCCCCGGGCAGCGGTCGAGCGCCGGGTTGTCGGTGGGTTCGTCCTGCTTGGTGTACATGGCTGCGCCGGTGTAGGCGCAGGCCTCGCCCCGGTATTGACCCCGGCAGGCCCAGCGGCACAACTTGGTGATCTGCTGGCTCGGCAGCATGATGCCGCCCATATCCAGCGGGCTGGACAGCTGGAACGTCACCTGCTGGCGGTCTTCATCGGTCTTCTGCTCGATGTACCAGAGGTTCTCCCGCGCCTGGTTGGACGCCTCTGGGTTGCCGGCGGGGAAGTTGGCCGCATCGAGGAAGTGCCGGAAGGTTTCGATGACCTTCACCTTGGAGCCAACCAAGTCCTTCAGCGCCAGGCACAGCGCAGTGACGGCGCCCCGCACCCCGTCAATCTCGTTGACCAGCTGCAGAGTCGGCGTGGCAGGTCGGCCATCGCCTCGGATGTCGAAGCCCTTGGCTTCCAACTGCATCGCCGAGTACAGCTGGCCCTGCCATATGATGTCGGCTTCTTGGGCGTGACCGTGAAAGCGCATGATGTTGCCGCCCAGGCGCGTCGCGTCCACTTCGAACAGTCGGATCTGGTTGCCCGGCTCGAGCTTCTGGATATCGGATTCGAATGTCATGGGGCCTCAAAAAGAAAAACCCCGCAGCGCGGGGTCAGTAAGGGGTGAATGTCTGCTTCATTGTGAAGCTGATCTCGAAAAGCCCAGCGCCTTTCGGGTCGAGCTTGTAGCCGTTGGCCTTGTACCGCCCCTGAGTGCCGCCCGGCGGCGTCCAGATGAAGGACTTGTAGCCTTCGTGCCGGTCGAGGAAGTCGCGCATCACGCGTAGTTCTTGGCCAGCGTCGAGGCTGCCCACGGCCTTGTGCGACCACTCCTGAGTCTTGTTGTTGATTCCGGTACCGCCGGACTGGCTGTAGCCGTCGCCGAAGTCGTTCTCCCAGACCCGCTGCTTGATTTCGCCACTTGCACCCACCCGAGTGCAGAAGCTGAATATTTCTGCCATCACTTCCTCCAGAGGATTCCGCCCTGCTGAGTGGCCTTGTAGATCACCTGTTCCATCTGCTCCTCCAGCCCTCTGGCCAGCATTTCACCCTGACGACGCGCGGCATCGTCGCTCATGCCTGGTTGGGCCTGGACTGTGACCGGCGCATGGATGGTGATGCCGCCGCCTCCGCCGCGGCCCGCGCCAGCTTCATTCGCATTGCGCAGGTACTGGGTCAGGTCGCGGTTCTGGTTCGGGTTCAGCACCCGCTCGCCGCCATCGAGCAGCCAGGTGCCCTCTCGCGGTATGTTGTCGAGGCCGTTGTGGGCCATACCCATAAGGGATGTGGATGCCACCCCGGCCACCATCGGTGCCGTGGCCATGGCTGCGGCCATCGCCGCACCAGGCGCCAGGGCCGGGCCGACGACAGGGATCGCGGCAGTGGACGCATAGGCAGCAAGCTGCGCTTGAAACGAGGTCGCCTGCGCATTTGCCACCATGCCCATGGCCGCGACCGACTGCGTGCTCTTGCCGACCAGTAATTGGACGGCCTGATATACCAGCCACTGCGCCGCCATGTCTGCCAACGCGCCGACCATCGACTTGGCGAAGCCGCTGACCATGTCCATAAGCGCGTCACCAGCGTCGGCGGAGCCGGTGGCCACATCGCTCATGAACGTACTGAGCTCGCTCCGAGCACTGCCAAGAATCGAAGTAGTCGCGTCGGCTGCTATGGCTGAGTAGTCCGTCGCGGCATCCGCGAAATCTTCCCAGGCACTGGTAACTCCGTCCATCCAGTTGACCCGAGCTTCGTCTACCTGGTTGTAGTAGTCCTGCTGTAGCACCAGCCGCTGCGCAAGGGCTTCGCTCAGCGCCTCGGTTTCCTGCTCGTACAGCTCGGAACTGATATCGCCGCTGTTGCGCTGCAGCACCAAGTCACGCTGCTGGCGATTGAAATCCTCCTCGATGGCCAAACGCTCTTTTAGTCGCTCCTTGTACTTGTCGCCGCGACCTGCGCCAGCGAGCTCCAAGTCGAATCCATTCTTGGCGCTCAGATAGTCCTCGTTGGCGCTTGATTTGAAGGCCGCAAGCTTTTTGGCGTCTTCCTCGGCGTGCTTGATCTTCTTCAGGGCGTCGAGCTCAGCTGCCAAGCCTTCCAGGCGTTTGCGCTGCTTGTCGTTGATGCCATCAAGCTTGCCGCTCGAGACCTCGAATGCCAGCTTCTCAACCTCGGTCGCGTCTTTGCGCTTGTCAGTCGAGGTGTTGATCAGCTCAATCTGGCGCTTGTAGTTCTCTTCCGTTGTTTCGAAAGCCTGGTTGAGCTTCTTGGCCGCAGCCTCGGCAGCCTTGGCAGCTGCCTTCTGTGCATCGGTTTGACCTATAACCCCGGCTTTTCCATTACCGACTGGTACTATTTTGGGCAGTTCGGATGCTGCCTTTCGCGCTTCCTTTACGTACTCGCGAATGACGTCACCAGACCACGGCTTGTTGAACTCATCGGCCAGATCTGCGGCTATCATCCCTGCAGTGCGAGAGTGATCAATTGCGTCAGCCGTCAACTTCGCGGCATTTGCCTTGAAATCCTTCGACATATCGCCAAACGTAACGGCGCCTAGGAGGGTGTTGGCTGTTGCACCAATGCTTTGCAGATAAGCCATTGTCGTGGCAAAGCCACTGGCGATAGTACCGGCAACAATCGTGAAAGCTCGACTTGTGCCATCGGCAAGGCTCGCAGTGACTGCTGTGACCTCAATCAAGTCCTCAGCGAATTCATGCACAACATTTCTCAGGCCGCCAGCCTCTTTGGACGTATCAGCAAGATCCTGGGCCAACTGCGCCAATACTGGCATGAATTCGGCAGCTAGTGCGGTCTTCGCCGAGTTGGCGTACTGCCCAATAATAGTCAGTTCAGCGCTAAACTGTTGAGCGGCGCCAATCGTCTGCTCATCCATAATAATGCCGGCAGACTGCGCGGCATCACCAAGCTCTTTGAATTTCTTACCCCCGTCAGCCAAGAGCGGCACCAGGGCTGTAGCCTCGTCAGCGATCGCCTCCATGAAGAAGGTCATTTGTGCTTGGCTAACGTTAGCCTTCTGCAGACTACTGACGTACAGCTGTAGGGCATCCGCGCTGTTCAGCTTGCGAAACTGGTCCGCTGTGACGCCAACTTTCGGTGCTACCGTTTCGAAGAAGTTTTTGAGTTCGCCTCCGCCGGTTGCAAGGAAGTCTCCAACTTTGTCGTTGGTATCCTTGAAGATGTCCGAAAGCTTGTCCTGCTGCACACCTACGGAAGCTGCGGCAGCGGCATAACGCTGGAACTCTGTTGTATTTAGGCCAGCAAGTGCTGACAGATTCGATAGCTCTTTCGCAGCGGCTGCGGAGCTGGTCACCAAGCCAGCCACCACAGCAGGAATTGCAGCGAAAGTAGCACCTACGGCTGTTCCCAGCCGCTCAGCGTGCTTGCGTATCTCTGCCATCTGCTTCTGTGTTTCGCGCCCGGCCTTGTCCATCGGGCCGGTGAAACCGCCAATCCTCGCGATCAGGTCGAGAGTCAATGTGCCAAGAGAACGGCTCGCCATGCTTTCCTCCAGGCGAAAAAAAGCCCGCGTCAGCGGGCTCGTTGCTTGTTTGGCTATCTGTCCTTCAGAACTCTACGCTTTTCTTCGTCGAATTCATCTTGGGTCAAATGACCGCGCTCCTTAAGAGCGGCCAGCTGTTCGAGTTTTCGGTAGCTGTCGTTATCTGTAGGTGGCGGGCCCGGATAGTTTGAGGGCTCATCCATGGACCGCCGCCTAATTGCTGACGCCGACCAAATAAGAGCAACGAGCCATCCAATGAATGTCCACCCGAGCATCAGGTTGAGCAAAAAGATCGAAACACGATTCGGGTGCCGCCGGATCCATGCGATGACTGCCGGGGTAAAGTAGATCAGCGCCGCAGTTACAGTCGTGCCTATGCCCATGTAAGTATTCACATCAGCTGCCATGGTTAGCCACCCTCCCTGAAAATTAGGGCAATCTAACATCCGACGGCACAAGGCCATAGGGCTAGGTGTCACACCCATTGCTCCATTGCCTGCTCCAGACTGACCGGCAAGCGATCTTCATGAGGGGTAAAGTCCGCAGGCGTGAAGGGTTCAGGCCGGCGCTGCGGGTCACGACCCTGGTTCGCGAGGATTGATGCCAATAAAGCCACACCGCGCTCAATCCTCATGCCGAGGTGCAGGGACCCTCGCCGTTCCCTGAACTTGATCCAGGAATGGAACTCCCGCAGGCTCAGGTTTTCTTGCGCTTGCGCGATGGTGCTGCCCCCGACTCCGCAGAGGACAAGCTCATGCCAGAACTCGTCGAGGGCGGTGAGCTCGGCGTCTTTCCCAAGTTGTTGACCTCGTGGATAGCGGTGAGCAGGGCCACGGTGAGGTTGCCGTCAAGCGCGCCCATTCGCTTGGTACTGTCTGGGTCCTTGGCCAACTCTGCGGTGTCTAGTGGTCCATGCGTGATGTCCAAGGCGGTGAACACCGGGTTACCTTCTTCGTCGCAGATAGCGGCAGCGATCCGGCCGGCGATGCTGTCCTGCTTGCCGCCGGCGGCGAGCACGTCGCTGACCGCGCTCTGGTAGCCGAGTGGGCGCACAAACACGGTGGCCGTGATCATGTCGTCGCCTTGGCGCCACTGTACTTCCTTCTGAACAGGCCGGCCGGTGAAGGAACCGGCCTGGCGGAGGCTTTCAATGTTGAGCTTCATGGTCTACCTCAGGTCGATTTCTTGATCCAGGCGGAACCGCCCGTGCGCTGGATCGTTGCAGCGGTGCTCACCACGGCGTTGCCGGCGAAGTCAAACGGGAAGTCCGAGACGTAACCGGTGAAGGTGAACCAGGTGCGCGTCTTCGGCAGATCGAAGTCGGTACCGCCGGTGGCCACTGTTGGCACGCCGGTGCCGTCTGCCCAACCAACGGCCCAGCGAATTGCCGTGTCGCCGCTGGCCTCTGACAGCTGGTGCAGGCGAACGTGGCTGGCGTTGGCCGGGTCGGCGTTCAAGGTGAGCGAGGCTTGGCCAGGCGTGCGAAGCCCCTTTTTGTAGCTGCGCTCCATGGCGCTAAGCGGGGTGTCTTCGATCTGATCAGCGGGCGCCCCGCCTGGGTTAAACGCCGTGACGCCGCCGATCTCGATCACGGTGTACGCACCGGTACCGGACACGGGCGGCACCAGCGCGAAGATGTTGGTGCCTTGGGTCAAAACCGACATAGTGGTCTCCTATCGGGCAAAAAAATGCCCGCACTTGGCGGGCCTGTTGGCTCAACGGCGGACTATCCAGTCCACGTCGAAGCTGGTTCGGTAGTTGTTGGTGGTGGGGTCTCGGCTCTCGCCGCCCCACCGGGTAATGTTGGCCTGCAGCTCGATAGCGTCCCGGATGGCGTCTCGCACGCTCCGGACAGAGATACCGGTCGTGCCGTAGATATCGACCTGCAGCGTGAAGCCGTCGACATCAGGGCGCCCAGCCAGGTAGTTCTCCGGGTTGCCGTTGATGACCTGCCAGACCACGTAGGGCCTGGCCACCTTGTCCGGCGCCTCACCAAACGAGTACAGGCGCATGTCGGCGCCGGTACCGAGCAGGCCGGTCACCGCAGGGTCGCGGGAGCAGGCCTCGAAAATGGGTGCGCTCATCGGGTTGCTGCCTTCTTCGCGGCGCGCTTGATCGCGCGGTCGATTGCCTTTTCGTATTCGGTCACGAAGGCGTTGGTCACCTCGTTGATGCTGTTGGCCAGGGCCGGGCGCATGAACGGGGCAGCGGCCATCTTCTCGGTACCGAACTCGATCAGGCGCCAGTGCGGCGTCGGCGAGTTCGGGCTGAGATCACCGCCATCCTTGAGCACAGCGCCGTGCAGTACGCCAATCCGGAAGCCCAGGTCGCCGGTGCGTTTGAACAGGCGACCGTTCCAGCGAAGCGCAATGTTGTCGGCAATCGAGCGGCCGGTGGCCTTGTCGTCGATGCGCTCGGCGCCCTCCTTGGCCTTCTGCATGACGATCTGGGCGGCCTTACGCAACGCCGCCCGGCCGCCCTTGCGCCTGACGTCATAGCTCACCGACTCCAGCTTCCCCAACAGGCCATCCAGTCCGGTGATGCTGAAGTCGACACCGTCAGCCATCCTTGACCCCCTTCGAGACCAGCAGCGTCAGGTAATCCTGGCCTGACTCGGCATCCTCCAGCGGAGGCCCTTCGATGCTGTACACCTCGCCTCGGTACAGGATGCGCATGGTCGACAGCACGCCAGGGCGGTACCGGATCACCATGCGGGCAGTTGCCTCCGACTGATTCGCACGGGCTGCCACCACATCGCGGGTCGACATAGGCTGCACCTGGGCAGGACAACGCGCCCAGCGCGTCACCCATTCGGTCTCGCCGAATTCGCCGGTCACCGGGTCGCGGAGTGTCTGCTGCTCCTGGATGTCGATACGGTGCCGGAGCTTGCCGGCCTGCATCACACACCCATCCGGATGCGGTACGGCATCAGCAGGTGCTGGGACGCCAGAGGCAGCTCAGTGGCGATCGTGCCGGTGACCACCTCCTCGCGGTTGGCGAATAAGTGGCCCAGTTTGAGCAGGCAAGCGGCTTGGATAGCTGGGTTAAGTACCATGCCGTAGGCGATGGAATCCGCCACGTCGTAGGCGTCCGCCAGTACCTTGCGTGCGTATTCAAGCTGCCGGCAGCGCAGGGCGTGGTCCTGTTCCGCCTCAGCGGCAGCTACCGCGGTTGAGTTGACTTCCTTGGCTTGCTGCATTGCCGCTGGCACGCCAGCGCGGGCCGCGTCGAGCGCCACCTGGTCAAGGTAAAAGCGGCGGTTGAGGAACTGCATGGCCGCCTCCTCCGCCGCATCGAGCTGCGCCTGGACCAGCACCTGGTCGTCAGGTTCGGCGTGCAGGTGATGCATCGCGATGTCGATGGCTATCACTGACATGGTCTACTCCTGCTCAGGCTTAACCTGGGCAGCAAGGCGATCCAATTCCTTCTGGGCTTCAGCCTTGTTGCCCACAAAGTCGCCGACCTGCTTTTCGTCTTCGTCGACGACAATCCATTTGCCATGCCCCTCTTGCTTGAGGCTGAGAGGACCGACTACACCAGAAACGGCGAGTGGCAGAGTTGGAGCGCTGAGACTCGATGAAGTCAGCACCCCCGCGCCGGCCGCGTCTTCCTGCGAAATTGTCACAACAACCTCGTCGTCCGATTCGTCCAGTTCGGCATAGCCTTTCTGGATCAACTGGCGCCCGTGCTGTTCGATGGTCTCGAAGGGCGTGCCCTCAACCAGTGTTTGGCCGCCAAGGTACAGAGGTTTCAGGGTTTTCAGTTTCATGAATGCCTCCAGGGGCCGCCGCCCGGGCGGCCCTTACTCAGGGTTACGGGGTGACCGGGGCCGCGAACTCACCGAAGATGAAAGCCTCCGGACGCTTCACTGCCAGGGCCGCACGCTCCTCGCAACGGATCGAGATCAGGTTCTTCTCGAAGTCGTCGGCGTTCTCGGTCGAGATAACGACGTTCGCGTCTTCGCGATCGAACAGCTGGGCGCCTGTCTGGAAAGCGCCGGTCAGGAACTTGCCCATGAACGCGGCGACTTCGGTGGCCACCACCGGCAGCCCCCACAGCACAGGGCCGGCCAGGCCCAGCGGGTTGGCGAGGATATAGCGGCCCAGCGAATCCTTGGTCAGCTCGATCTTTGCCCAGTCCATGAAGTGCAGGACGTGGCCAGACGCTGGCAGGCGCGCCAGCTGAGCCTGCAGCATTGCCAGGCGCAGATCATCGATGCCCGAACGCTTTTCGACTTCGAAGGCCGGTACATATTTCGAGGCTTGAGGGACTATACCGTGCAGGTGCACGCCGGTGCCGTCACCAAACAGGATCTCTTGCTCTTCAACGTACTTGAGGCCGTAGCGCATCTCGACGTCGATGGTCGAACCCAACTGCGCGAAGTCGTCCAGGATCTGCTTGGACGCCTTGAACATATGCGCAATGGTCGAAACCGCCGTCAGCTTCGAGGCGAACTCGATGTTCGAGTAAGGCTTGGTCGTGCCTTCAGCGACCACCTTGGCGGCGTTGGTGAAGCCGGTCTGCTGCACCCAGAAGATGGCCGGCGCAGTGGTGCGGCCCGGCGCGATCAGGTCGCGGATGAACAGACGCTGCTTGGGCGCGGCATCGATGCCAGGCAAGCGCTGAGGCTCGACGATGCCTGCCGGGATGTCCGTGGACAGAAGCGCGGCACTGACAGGAATGCTCACGCGCTTGTTGCCCTCGACGCTGGCCGCGAACTGCTTGAGCGCCTCACTCTTGATTACCACGCCGCCGAGGCTTTCACGGGCTTGCGGGGAGTTGGCCGAAGGCAGGCGAGCGAACTCCTGTTCCAGTTCACCCAGCTGGGCCTTCAGCTGCTTCTCGGCCTCGGTCAGGCTGTTGAACTTGGTGGCCATCTCATCGACGGCGTTTTTTGTTTCTTCGGACAGGCTGCCGGCCTTCTTGGCCTCAGCCAGGGCGTTCTCAGCCTGCTTACTGAAGTCGCTGGTGGCCTGTTTCAGTTCTGCAGAGACCTGCTTGAGCAGGTCAGCGGTATTGTCTGCCATGGGGATTTTCTCCGGTCAGTTGGTGGCTGCTGCCGAGAACCGCGAGATTGCGGCTTGTAGGTCGGCGAGGTGGTCGGCCAGATCGGCCTGGTGGTCGGCAGCGTTGCGCGTACCGGAGGGGGCAGCGCCAGGCGTACCTCCTTTGAGTTCTTGAATTAGTGAGCGGCGCTCCGAGCGCGGCATGCCCTGCTTGGCCAAGATCGTGTCGAGGCGTCGGGCCGCGACCTGCTGCGGTGCTGAGGCCTGCGGATCTTCCTGTGCCGCATCGGAAGGCAGCAGGCTGTCGGCGAAGCCAGAATCGACAGCCGTGCTGCCGCCCATCCATGTCTCGACGTCCATCAGGGCGCGCATCTGCGCTGCAGCGTCACCCGTGCGGACCGAGTAAATGTCGGCCAAGGTGGCGTCGATCTGGTCGAGGAAGTCGGCGACCTCGGTGAAGTCGTTGCGGTCACCTGCAGCGATTGTCCAGGCGTTGTGGATCATCATGAATCCGGCCCGGGCGATCTGGATCTCGTCGCCAGCCATGGCGATGAACGAAGCGGCCGAGGCGGCCAAGCCCAGAACCTGGATGGTCACCTTGCCCTTGTGCTCGCGGAGAAGGTTGTAAATCGCCAGGCCTTCGAAAACGTCGCCGCCTGGACTATTGATCTTAACGGTCACATCTTTGTCGCCGATGCTGCGCAGCGCGGCGCTCACGCGCTTGGCCGTGACGCCCTCACCGCTCCACCAGTCCATGCCGATCGGGTCGTACATGGTGATGGTCGATGAGTCATCGCCAGCCGCTGCCTTGATCGCTGGATTCCAGCGTTCCATGGCCTTCGGCAACAGATCGGATTCGACACGCGCGTGCGGCCGCACCGCCGGCGCCGCCGGAAGTGTCTTGAGAGTCATGGGGTTGCTCCAGGTCAGGCCGCTTTGAGCAGCGGCATCGATATCAGCGCGTGAGCCATGAGCGGCCCATCGGGGTTACCAGACGCCAGCGCTTGAGACGCCAGCTCAACGGCCTGGTTGATGGCCGCCGTGTCGCCGCTGTTGCGGGCGGAGACGAGTCGCAGCATGAAGGCCGATGCTGCCGGTGAGGCACCAGCTGCAGGCTTACCAAGCTGGTCCAGTGGCACAAGAGCCGATTGCACCGTGTATGTGTCGCCACCTGGAATCGGAGGCAGGTTCTCAAGCCGGCGGACCTCATTGCGGCACATCCAGCCGTTCTGCAGCGCCGTGTTGTACCAGGCGCCCCGCCCTGCGCTGTCAGCGCGCAGCAAGCCTTCAACAGCAAACTCGGCGAAGTACTCGTCGGCATCGAGGTCGCCGATCAGGCAGCGGGTAATTTCCTGCTCGATGTTGACCAGCAGCGGGCGAAGGCTGTTGGTCAGGAAGTGCAGGTTCTGCGCTTCAACGGACGATGCCCAGCTCGACTGCTTGTCCATGTGCCCCACCATGAAGGGCGGGACACGGAACCAGCGGCAAATTTCCTCGACGTTGAACGATCGGGACTCGAGCATCTGAGCAGCTTCAGGGTTCATCGTGATCCCCTGATACTTCAGGCCGGCCTCGGCCACCATGATCTTGCCGGCGTTGGTGGAACCCATGAACGCGGTGAGGCTTGCGCGCAGTTGCTCGCGCTGTGCGGGCTTGAGGTCGGTGTCGCTGCTCAGGATGCCGGACGCCTGCATGCCCTGGGCAAAGACCTTTGCAGCAGCCTCTTCAGCCGCCATAGCCGAGCCGAAAATTTCTCGGCCGGTGGTGACGGGAAGCATCCCGCTGACCCCGTCCAAGCCGAACGCACGGATGTGCATCAGGTTCTTTTCAGGGATCTCCCGGACCTGGCCCTTCTCGCTGTACTTGTACTGCAGTCGACCATTGTCCTGGCGCTTCACCGTCATGTGCTGGGGCAACAGTGGCACAAGGGCAACCACCCGTTGGCCGATCATCTTCTTCTCGACGAAGGCGTTCCCGCGAAGGCACAGGCTGGCAACGACCAGCAGCATGAAGCGTTGCGGGGTCATCTCCACATTGGGCACCCGGCAAAGCAACCGGTACAGCGGGTGGTCCTTGGCTTGCTCGCGCGATCCATCCGGCATCCGCCGATAGAACCGCAGTGGCAACGTCGAAACCGACTCAGACAGCAGCCTGACGCAGGCCCACACGGTGGAGAGCTGCAGCGCCTTGTCTACGCTTACATGCTTGCCGCTGGCAGAGGTACCGAACCACTCCTGCCAGAATGAGCCGTCGGCGAGACCGACCGGGACGCCGAGCCAGTCCAGTAGAGCGGACTTGACCCGACTTGGTTTTTTCTCGCGGGCCATTAGATTCCTACCATGATGGGGTTTTCGAAGAAGCCGTCGTTGCTGGGCGCCTGGGAGAGACGCAGCACAGACCCGATGGCCATGATCAGCGCCACGGCGCCGTCGATCTTGTTGTCGTCGCCCTGCTTGATCGGGCGCACCACGTCGTCGTTGCCGGGCAGGAACTTGCCGATCACGTTGCCGATGCACCAGGTCATGATGGGGTTGCCGTCGTGATGGAAGCGCCCGGCCTCAATGGCTGCTTCCAGCTCCTTCATGGCGTCCGACATGTTGGTGTAGTTCTGGGTAATGGTGATCGGGTTGAAGCCTGCGTCGTCCAAGTCGTGGCTGAGGCCCGTGGCGCCGTGGGGGTCGATCGGACTCTCCGTGATCGGAGCCAGGTGGTTGGCCTCCTTCGTGTCCTCGAGGATCTCGCGATAGTCCACTTCGGCGCCGGGCGTGGTGTGCAGGTGGCCGGTGTTGACCCAGGCCTGGAAGCGCTCGGTCATGCGCTTGTTGTCGACGTCGTTGGCCGTGTCCTCTGGAACCCAGAAGGCCGGCGCCACGCTGTAGTAATGGATCTTCCCGTCGATCTCCCGCCAGAACAGCCGGGCGCGTGAGTTCATGTCGAGCTTGCGCGCCAGGTCGAACCCGGCCACCCACTCCTGCCCCTCGAACTGCTCGAGCGTGAGGCTTGTGTCCTCGCCCGCCTTCCAGCTCTCCATGTTGAAGAAGCCAGCCTTCGCGCTGACCCACAGATTCAGGTGCTTGGTCTTGAAGGTGTTGGTGAAGCGGGCCGATCTGATGGCCCTGGCCAGCTGGCTCTCCAGGTACTCCTGGAACACCGACACCCCCATGCAGGGGTTGGCCTTGGCCAAGTTCTTCGGGTCGGTCCAGTCGTCGCCCTCGTCCAGGGTCCAGATATAGCCGAACAGCTCGTCATCAGGGACGGTGCCGTTCAGCATCTCGATGACCTGGCGGCGCTTGTCGTAGCACGGGCCCTCAATGTTCGCGCCGGCCGTGGTGATGATGAACATCAGCGGCTGGCGGCGGGCGCCCATGCCGGTGAGCATGGTGTCGTACTGGGCCGCGCTGTCGTGTTCATGGAATTCGTCGATGATCGCGCAGGACGGCGATGCACCGTCACCCGGGTTGCCGATCAGCGGCTCGAAGCGGCTGCCGTTGGACGGGATGTTCAGGTTCGAGGCGTTCACCTCGATACCTGCCGCCTCGATCAGCATGGCCGAGCGACTGACCATCAGCCTGGCCGGGCGAAACACTTCCCACGCCTGTTTCTCGGTGGTCGCGCCGGAGTAGACCTCGGCGCCGAACTCGTTGTCGGCGACGAACATGCTGATGCCGACGCCGGCGGCGATCACCGACTTGCCGTTCTTGCGCGGCACCTCCCAGTAGCTCTCGCGGAAGCGCCGATACCCACCCTTCTTCCGCACCCATCCGAAGGTGCAGGCCAGGCCGAACAGCTGCCACGGCTCTAGGGTGATCAGCTGCCGCTTGAAGGCCCACTCGCCTTTCGTGTGCGGCAGCAGCTGCATCAGCCGCAGTTTCTTCTCGGCCTTGGCCGGGTCGAACTTGTAGGGGTAGCTCTTTGACTTGCTGGCCGCGATGTCCTCGAAGTGCCGCTCGATCGCCTGATGGATGTAGCGGCACGCCGGAAACTTGCCTTTGAGGACGGACTTTGCCCACACCATCGCCTTGTCGACGTTGGTGTATTTGGTCCTAGTCATGGGTCACTCAAGAGGCCGGAGAAAGGGTTGGTCGTTTTCTGCTTGTTGCCGCCAATGATCCGGCTCCGGCTGGTAGGGTCCAGGCCCAGCATTGAGCCGAAGGTGACCATCTGCCGCATGGCCTCGTTGGCCGCGGTCAATGCCGGGTTCTTCACCGGCCCACCGGTGGCTCCGGTAACAACGATCCCGTGGCTGCGGACAGACTCTTGCGCCATGCGCCAGTTGTCGTAGGCCGTGCAGAAGGCCTCGACGTTGTGCAGGTCAGTGAGCGCCAGCACCTTTGCGCGGAGCAGCTCGGGCACGATCATCTGCCACACCCTGCTGGCGTGCTCGCCCAGCCATTCGGGCGGGTCGACGTTGGTCACCAGAGAGAAGTCAGGCTCGTCGGTGTTGAGCTTGCGCTTGCCGGGGTTCCCCGCCAGCGCCTTCTTGGCCGTGGGTTTTGGGCGACGGCCAGAGCGCCCGGCAACCCCTGGCATCGGCGCCTCCACTAAACTTTATATTTCGCGGGTGTAAAAAAACGACTGAGGGCGCGGTGTCCGAGCGGAAAGGCCTGAACTTTAGGTCCTCCCCCTCCCCATAGACGAGATTCCGTCTCATTTGCGCCGATTTCGATCATTTTTTGATCGCCTTCGACTCCCGTTGCGTCTTCGCCTTGTGGCAGTCGCGGTTGATAGCCCTAAGGTTGCCGTCATCGTCGGTACCGCCGTGGGCCAGGGCCACGATGTGGTCAACCTCATGGGCTTCGCGGATTCGACCTAGCTGGGTGCAGTCATCGCACCGGCAGAGGTACTGGTCTCGCTTCAGAATTCGCTCACGCTTGCGGCGCCAGGGGCGACCACCACGGCCCGACCCCTTACGTGTCGCCCAGGCCTTGGCCTGTTCGGCAGCCAGCTCTGCATGACAATCGCAGTAGCCATTGGCGTTGCGGTGCAACGATCGGCAGCCCTGCGCCCGACATGGGCGTTGCGGCCTCAACGGCACGGCGAACCGTCCAAGTAGTTCTGCGGCTCGGCGTCCGGGTCTACATCTGCGCCGTCAGCCAGCGCCTCGATCAGTGCCAGGTTCTGGGTTGCGATCTGCTCGAGCAGTGCGGTCTGCTTCTGCTGCTCGGCCAACAGGTCGCTCACGCTTGGTTGCAGCTGAGCAGTGATGCCCGCCTCAAGCACGACCAGCTCACACTGGAGTCGATCAGCCGTCCCCGCCAGGTGTTGAGTCAGCCGCTCGCGTACTTCCGCCTTGATTGGAAATGGAACGCTGACCACCAGAAGGTCGCCCTTCTTCGGGCTCAGGCTCTCGATCTGTGGTGTAAAGATTTCTTGCTCGCTCATATGCCACCTTGGTCCATTTGTTTAACCACTCGCGCCGGGCGGCGCATCCACTACAGGCCATCACATGCCACGGCGGGTCAGGCCGTAGACCCCCAAGGCGCCTGCGATCTTCTCGCCTTCCACCTGGCTGATGGTGTTGACCACCTCGACGGAAGCAGCGGTATTGGGCTCCATGCGAATGGTGATGGATGTGATCTTCGATGCGTCCAGGCCAAGCACCTGGCAGACAGCCTGGCCAAGCTCCTGACCAAGGATCAGGGGTTTCTTTTCCATGCGGATTCCTCGCGCCACGAAACGGCGCTTGTCGATTTTGTGGCGCGGATCAGGGTGTCACGCGATTGAGCGCTTCCCCTGCCCTGTCTACAGCCTGGTCTGCCTTGTCTGCTGCTTGGGTGGCTGTTGTTGCGGCTTTCGACGCCTTGGCCGCTGCACTACCCGTCTGCCTGGCCAGTTCATCCAGGCGCTGGTCGCGCTGTAGGCTTGCTTCGTCATAAGCGGCGCGTATCTCGGCGACTTGCTCCAGGTAGCTGCGGGCCAGTGCCCACTGGGCGAGTTGATAGCCGCCGAAACCGCCACCGACCACGAGCAGAAGGGCGATTACCCAAACCTCAATCCGACGCCACCAGCGGCGAGCAATGAATTCAAGTGCGCATCTGTCCATCACGACATACCTCCGAGCTTGGTGCGCAAGCGGGCGATCTCTTCGCTTTGCAGCGAGACACGCTCAGTGAGCTGGCCAACCTGGCTGGTCAGAGCCTCGATCTTCCCTTCCATGCGCCCAACGGTGGCGGCTAGGTCGTTACGCTCCTTGGCGAACTGATCGGCCCGGGCCTCGGCAAGCTTGCGGGCCTCGCGTTCCGAGTCGAGCAGTTCGTTTAGGCGGCGCACCGTGCCGATATCGGCGTTGTCCATTGCGCGATCGGTCGCATCTTTCGATAGGAATTTGCGCAGCCAAAGGAAGCCGCCCAGCAGGACGGTGCCCGTACCGCCCAGCCAGGTGGCTGTGCCTGGGCCGAGGTCGGTCGGGTCCATTTTATCTCCAAACTATGATGTAGAGCGCATAGATAGTCGGCGGGGGACGATCGACCTTGCCTTATCTTCATCTGAACGCTAAAAGAATCGATGACCGGATCGGCCTCTTATCGGACGCAGAAAATGCTCAACCAATCGCTATTCCTCATTGAGTATCAGCTTCATGGTGAGGCGCGCAGCTTTATCATCCGTACAGAAAAAATGGATAACGCGGAAGCCTGGCATTGGGCCGCCTGTGATGCGGGCGTCGGGGTGATTCCCAGATTCAGAACGGCTGACTTAAAAAAAATCTCGCGGCCGTTGGCGGAGCGTTACGGCATTACCGATGTTCATTGGGAAAAATCGAGCATCGCATGAAATACAAAATCGACTACAACCTTAAAGGACATGCCCGGTTTTGGGTTTGCGATTCGCCGACGTCATTTCGCCGGAATGACGCTCTCGCTGTGCTTCTGCGGCTGCATGCCCATACAGATCCCGTGACGGCAATGCGCGTGCCGTTCCCTGTCGCTCATGAAGAACTGGCTAGGGCGGTCGCCGATTTGGGAATTTCCGATGTGCGTATCACGCTCTATGCCTAAAACCCGTCTCGTCCGCGCATAACGGACGAGATGGGATCAACCAATCAAATCCGGTGGCTATAGAAAAGCGAGTACGACTCAATGCCATCGTTTGGCTGTTTGATGCCAGCGTTGGAGTAATGTATTGCTCGAATACCGACTTTCTGAGTCTCGCCAATCTTCAAGCCCGCGCCGATGCGGTCCTCGAAGTTGAAGGCCGAGCCAAATTCCTGATCGCCAGCGGAGGTACCAGAGAAAACCGCCAACCCGATGCCCGCTTCGATGAACGGCTTCACGTTACCGCTACCAAATTCATAAACGAACACAGGGGAGAAGGACAGCGAATGAGCTCCACCGGAAGCGTCTCCAGCTTCCCAGTAGGTGTAGCCAGCATCCCAGTAGCCGGTTAAGCGGCCGGTGTTGGTTTCAAACCAGCTCTTGTCCCAGTCAAAACCTACAGCTGCACGAGCAGTCAAGCCGCCCTGGCTTGTCGCCCCGATTGCGCCAGAAAGGTCAGCAGCCTGTGTGCCGGTAGCCAAAAAAGCTAACACCGCAGCGGTGATAATTTTTTTCATGATCACAAAATCCTGATGGTTTTTTTTAGCAAGCTATCAGAATCAGAGTGCCATCAATTCGTTCCGCTGTAATGCAAATTCTGAATGTAAAAACCCCAGCCAAGTAGCCAGGGTTTGTAGGTGTCACGTTGCTTGCAAGCTGGACACGCTGCTATGAAAACAGGTGTTTATCCGCCCGCATAGAACTTTTTATGCAGCCTCTCGAATTTCCTCGAGCGCGCAATCGATCCATGCCACGCCGGCCTTGATTATCTCCCGCGCCTTGCGTTCCGACATGCCAGCTTCCCGGCCTACCCTCATTGCGGGGTGCTTGTAGCCGTAGTAGGCCCATACGAAATCACCCATCTGCTGGTTGCGCTTCACCAGCCGAGCCACGGCGCCGTCCACCACCAGGGCCAGATCATCCGTGATTACGTGCTGTCGTACGCCGCCCACAGAGGGGACGTTGTCCCGCATAAGCGCATAGAGGGGTGAAACGTACCGGGGAACGCCCATCTCGCACATCCGCCAGAAACCCCACTGCTCGAGCATGTACTCAGTGTCGCCAAGGGCCTTGTCCACGTAGGTTCTTTTCTTCATGCAGCCCTCCGGGGCGTAGGGTCGGTGTCGAGGCCGAACAGGTCGCGCAGCAGCTTGTCAGCGTGTTTGTTCTTGGCGTTGCCTTCGGTGATCCATCCCTTGGCAAACTGCTCGAATCCCACATTGGCGCGGGCAGCGTGCCAGTCAGCCACGATATCCATCAGCGCTGCCGAGGCGATGCGGCCGTTGTTCTGCTCCAGGAGCATGCGGTTACCCACTTTGAGGAATTTGCACTCAACGGAGGTGAGGCTCTTGCGCGGCAGGGCCGCAGTAACGTTGCTCATCGTGCGGCACTCCATACGTGCAGAATTTCACCGGGGCGCTGGTCGGTACGCGCCTCCACCGATACGGCCCTAGCCCAGGATTGGTATGCGTGGGCTGGCGAGCCTCCACGCCCTACCCAAGGGTGACCATCCGTGCGGCACCACCAGCCGCCGTCGTCGAAGCCGATCCTCACCTTGGGCAGTCGGCCGGTGAAACCGGTCTTACAGGACGCCAGCCAGGCCTGAGCAGCAGGCCAGATGATTGCCTGTTCCTCGGGCTTGAACCTCGTTTTGTGCCCACTGAATACCTCAGCCAGGCCGTAGTCCTCATTGGTCACCCAGATCACGAATCCAGTGGGCTTATGCTCCAGCTCATAGCCCTTCATGCGCCAGCCCCAGTCGCTTGGAAAGTCGCGTAGAGACGCTGCGATCCTGGAAGCTTCAGGGTAAGGGCTACCGATCACGAATGGTGGTGGCCCGTAGACAGTGGTAGTCCGGGCCGCTTGATCTAGTATCTGAGCCGATAGCCCCTGTTCGGCGGCAGCAGAACTGCCCCAGCCAAGCACCTGGCGAAACCATTTGATGGGGTTCATCGAGTCACCTCCAGATCTCCGTCCACCACCCGCACGCACTCGTCGTACAGCTCCTTTAATACTCGGGCGTTCAGCTCGCGCAGAATGGCCTTGTCCCGGGCTTTCCAAGCCGGGCAGTTGCGGCGCTCCTCCACGCGCAGCGCTCGCATGTGCTGCACCAGACGCTGCCGGTCGCGGTTGATGTGCTTGAGCGCGGCCTTGGCCCGGTGGTACCAGTCAGGGTTGGCGTACTTGCCTTCGGCTACCGCCCTGCCCTTGGCCTGGCCGATCTGGCACTCGAGGCGGATGGCATCACGGGCCAGGCTTTCTTCCAGCGCCTCGCACTCGACCAGAGTGGCTGGTAGTGGCATAGGCCCGCGCAGGCCAGTGCTTGGCGCTGGGGTGCTGCCACTGGCAGTGGGCTGTTCAGCGCCAGCACGCTTGGTGACGGTTACCGAGACGACCGGGGTTGAAGGCGAACGTGCTGGAGGTTTGTGGCCTGGCCAAAAGTCAGACAGTTTCATACTTCTTCGCCCCCACCCTTCCAGGCCAATGCCTCAATCAAAAACCCAGCGAGCATGTAGCCCGCATACTCCAGACCTGTCGCCATGCCGGTAGCCAGCAAAGCGATGAAGAACATCGCCCAGGCCATCTGAAAAATCGAAACCTTCACGTCGAACAACCAGCTCATGACCTATCCCCCTTGTAGCGCTGGGCATAGCTGCCACGCCCAGCCTCGACCTCATCATCACTGGGCAGCGATCCAGCGTAGGTGGCGAAGCGCCCATACTGCCCTTCCTGCTGAACGATGCAGCTGCCAACCCGCGCATGACGACACTTGGTCATCAGGATCTCTGTGAGGCCGTTCTGGCCCTCCTCCGTATCCATGTCGCGGTGCACCATCAGAATGCAGCTGGCATCGGCCTCAATCTCACCGGAGTCGCGCAGGTCACTGGATTGGGGCTTCTTTCCAGGGCGCTTGGTGGAGTCACGGTTCAGCTGGGCCAACTCAATGACCGGAATGCCCATTTCCTTTGCCAGCTGCAACAGGGCCTTGCTGATCTTGCCCACCTCCTCGGTACGAGATCGGCCACCACGCTCGCTGCGCACCAGAGTCAAGTAGTCAACCACGATGCCGGCAAGCCCGTGCTCGCGCTGGCACTGCCGAGCCGTGGCGCGAATGGTGGACGGCGTCTGTACTGGGTCGTCACAGACGAATAGCGGGGCTTCCAGGGCCAAACCTACGGCACCGCTCATCCTGGCCCAGTCGTCGTCGCGCATCTGGGACGGGTTATCCAGCTTGTGCAGAGCCACCCCTCCCAGCGAGGCGATAGCCCGTAGCCCCAGTTCTTCGCCAGGCATTTCGATGGAGAACACCAGCCACGGCTTCCGCTCCTTGACGGCGTTGTGCTGGGCGATCTGCAGGGCCAGGGTGGTCTTGCCACTGCCCGGCAGGCCGGCGATTACGGTCACCTTTTTGGGGCGAAGCCCCTGGGCCAGCTCATCCAATTTTTCGAGCCCCGTAGATGGCCACTTCGGCGCCACGCCTCGGTGCTTCTCGTCCACTAGGTCGGCGGCGTCTCCCATCCATTGGTCCAAGCGCTTGTAACCCTTTGCCTCCCCATCAAGGTTGCGCAGGTCTGCCATGGCCTGCTGAGCTGCAGCAATTACTTCGCCGGTAGGTGCGCCAGCCTGCACCATTTCCTTCGCGCCGCCCGCCACGTCCAAAATGCGGCGGATCACGCCCCACTCCTTGACGTGCTTGGCGTAGGCCTTCCAGTTGGCCAGAGAAGGCACTTTGCTGGCCAACTCAGCGGCATAGGCCATAACGTTGTCGCCACCCGGGAGAAGGCGCTGCACTGCGCCCAGGGTCACCGGGTCGATGGGCATGGCTTGCTCGCGACACTCCAGCATGGCCTCGAACAGGGCCGCATTGTCGGCGTGATAGAAGTCGGCTGAAGTCATCTGGCCGAGCATGTCCTCGACTAGGCCTACGTCCTGCTGCAGCGAAGCGTGAATGACCGCGCCAAGCACGCCGTGCTCAGCCTCGTCGCTGTAAAGGGCCCTCATGCCGCAGCCCTCTTCGATTCCCAGGTGAACCCGACTTGCTGCCCGCCGCTCTGACGCAAGCGGTCAAGGGCGCGTTCGCCGATGTAGGACCTGAGGCCGTCAGCGCTCAAGTTGCTGATCACTACAGTTGGCAGCACGGCCTGATAACGGCGGTCGATGATGCTATGCAGTAAGCCCAGCTCGTAATCGCTGCCCTTCTGCGCCCCGACCTCATCAATCACCAACAGATCCAAGCCACCAAGATGGACTGTCACGTCACGGTCGGTGAAGCCCGATCCAGGCACCATCGAGGCGCGGGCAATGCTTACAATGTCCCCGGCCGGGATGATCAGCGCACGGCATTGATCGGCTACAACCGTGCGGACGATAGCGCTGGCCAGGTGAGTCTTGCCGCAGCCTACGTTGCCGGTCAGCAGCAGCGAGCGGCCCGCACGGAAGTTGGCTGGGAACTGCTCGGCATAGGACCGGCACTTGGCCAGAGCTCTATGCTGCGGATCCTTCTCAGCGAGATAGCTTTCGAAGGTGGCGCCAGCAAAGCGCGGGGTGATCCCGGCAGCGATCAGCGCTTCGCTGGCTTTCTCGACCTTGTGCTGGGCATTGGCCAGGGCACGCTCTGCCGAATCGCGAGGGGTGGTGTGCAATGCCTCCCAGGCGCAGCGCTTGCAGCCACGCGCCAGCATTGAGCCGTCCAGCTGCTCGACTTCGGTCATGTCGACCTGGCCATGCACGCAACACTCGCCAGAGAAGATGCGCATGAGGGGGCGACGGTGGAACAGATCAGAAATTCGAACGGCCATCGTGGCTCTCCTTGTACATGTCATCGGTGTGCTGAGGGAGATTGTTGAATGCGCCGCCTTGGGCTTTTGCTCCGGCTGGCTGCAGAACGTCATGCCAGCGCTCGCCGTTCAGCCAGGTGGCGGCGTTCGGGATGTACTGGCCACCTTCCTTGGCCCAATCGCGGGAAGCGCAGTGGTTGGCCAGGGCAGCGATCATGACGGCCTGCATGTCGGAACCCGGGTTGAGCTTCGCCCAAGCCTTGAAGGCGTCCTTGCGGCTTTTCTTCTTGGGGTACAGCTTCCAGAACTGCTCGAATGCAGCTTCGATTTCTGTCCCCGATGCAGGAGAGTCTTTAACCCTCTTTGTATTACTCATAGGTGTATTACTCCCCTGCGTGTTTTCCGAAGGGGGTTCACCGTCTTTTCCGAAGGGGTTCGCAGCGTTTTCCGAAGGGGTATTCGGTTTATCGAAGGGGTTAGAAAGGCGGATTCGACGCTCGATGACACGCTTGCCTTCCCGGATCTGCTCAACATTGAGCAGACCACGCTCTGCCAGACCGCTGATGATTTCCGACACCCGGGATACCGACAGTCCGAAGAACTCAGCAAAGTGCGCGTTAGTTGCGAAACAGCCTCGCACGTCATCCTCGAGGCTACTGATCTCCACCAGCATCACCTTCTCGTTCGTAGACAGCGAGCGGTCCAGCCACAACGAGGCCGGAATCCACACGCCCTGAAACTTACGTTGTGTGCTCACAGGGCAAGCTCCTCCGCGACACGGCGCACGTACTCGTCATACGATTCCTCGAAGATCCAGCCGTGTTGCTCCAGAAACGTCCGCTGCTGTTTCACCCACTCGTAGAACTGCCAGCGAGCTTCTTCCGGGAACAGCTTGAACAGATCGCAGCAAGGCCATCCGCTCGGCATGATTAACGCGCCAGCGCGCTGCGGGAGCGCCTGGGCGGGTTTAGTAATCGATGTCATTGGAGCGTCTCCGATCCAGCGCCAGTGGCCCCGAGAATGTGCTGGCCCAGATCGGTCAGCGATCCTCCAGCAAGGCGGCGTACAAGGATGCCGAGGGCCGTGGTAGCGTTGATTGCTTCTACGGCCATGGTCGCTTTGATTTGAGCGTTGTCAGCTGACAGGGTCGCGATGGTCCCCAGCCGAACCTTATCGCCGGCGTTGTAAGCCGCGCAGGCCAACTCCAGGTTGCTCAGATGGCTATAACCATCAGGCGGGATCGGACTGATAAGTGCGCTGGCGACAGGGATCAGTTGGTCGGGATACGGTGTGCCTTGGAGAAGGTGCTGGCGCATAGCGTCCCAGTGCTCCTGGGACACAGCCGCGGCGTCATTACCTGTCTTGCGATCGAACAACACCTTGAGCGCGTAGAAAGCCCGTATGAGGTCGATGTGAGTGTCGTCCTCTTTCTCGATTTGGTACTCAGGCTCGTTGATCACGTCGAGCGTGTCTTTGACGACCTCGAAGCACTTCAAGAGCAGGGCCGCGTCGGTGTACTTCCGAAAGGCCTCTTCGCTGATCACTTCCACCTCAGTCGGCGAAGGGAAATTCAGTACATTGGTCATTCGGACCTCCGCTTGATTTTGAACCGTCCTTGGGGAATTTCGGGGTGGGTAGCGCGCTCGGCGGTCTCGTACGCGCATTCGGTAACGAACCGGTCGAACCGCTGTGTGACGGCTGGTTTAGGCCAGATGGCGAAGGGCTGCCCGCCTTCGTCGGCGTGGCGGCTGCGGACGAAGGCGTACGGCAATGGCGCCCTGGTCACCTCGCGCATGACCAGATTCACCACCCAGGCCGGCAGGCCATGGCGACGATTGATGCGGTCGCGAATGGTGGTGATGGTTTCGAAGCCGCTGGGCACCGAATCGAGGTAGCGGACCTGCTCCAGCCTGGTGGTGCGGTCCTCGACGCGCTCCAGAGCCACCTGGTGGGCGGCCTGCTGGCGCTCGATCGCCACCAACTGATTCGCGCTGGCGGCAATCAGCTCGGCCTGGGTCATGGGGCGCTGCGCCATCTGCTCAAGTTCGTTGAGTTTTTCCGCGACGCGACGGCGGACGGCTTTCGACTCACGCATCCCAACCAGAAGGCACTGGTCTCGATTCAGGTCGTAACAGTCCATCAGCGCCCCGCTTTGGGGGTGTGCAATCTTTCTGCACACCCCAAGCTCACCTTCAAGCTCGTCCTCAATTTTGGCAATCAGCTGATCGTTGCGGATCCTCGGCTCGCCGGCCTGCTCACGCGCATCGTTGATCAGGTCGCGTAGCTGCGTGCTGGGCATGGTTCTGCAATTGGTGGTGATCAAGCTCATGCCGCACCTCCCGCGCCACGTTTTGCAGGATTGTTTTTTTGTGGCGCGCGGCCTGGGGTTTGAAGGTTGCTTTCAGCATCATTGATCAGCTTTTCAAGATGCTCCCCATGCCCCTGAAGCTCACTCCCGGCCAAGCGCAGACCTACCAGCAGGCCGCCTAGGACATAGCCGTCCAAGGCCTGCTGACAAAGGTACGGGTCGTTGTTGCCAACAGTCGCGATGAACCTGCCCAAGGCGTCAACGAAGTAACCCAGATTACCCACCGCCTCGGCTGTATCTTTGAGGCTATCAACAGCGATAGCTGGCCCGTTCATGGCTTCACCTCATGACGCTTGAGCGCGTACTGAGCGCTTCGGGTGATGGTCGTTGCGATGTCGGCCAACAGGCTCAGTGCGCGTAACTCATTGAGATAAACGTCTTCCCCGTAGTTGACGCAGAACGCCAGGCGTTCAGTGAGCTGGTGAAGACCCTCGCTGACATCCGCTGCGTACTGCAGGCCGACCTCCATCGGCACGTTCTCATTGATCCGAAACAGATCAGGGTCGCCCATATTGGGCTGGCCGAACTCCATCTGGTTGAGGTTTGGGAGTTGCGCGGGTGATGGCGCGGTGGTATTTTCGTTTTGCATCGTTTTGTCCTTCTGCAGACAAAGTGGTACCAAAGCCACCCGTTGGCCCGGGTAGCAACTAAGAAGCTCAGCTAAGGCTGGGCTTTTTTGTGGGCGGTCGAAAAAGTCAGCCGCTCAGCAAAAAGAGGGATTGAGAGGCCTTCATGGGGAGGCCTGCGCGGTACTGGATGGGTGAACAGCCACCCCAGTGGAGCTGCGCAGATTGGAGGTTGGGGGTATCGTTTGCGTCAAGGTCGGCGGAGCCTCATTGCCGGCAGTTGCACAACGGTTGAGGATCCGGAACTCAATGACCTCGATGCGTCCATCCTCGAAAACGCGGACACGAATATCGCGAGACGATTTAGCCATCTGCGAAATCGCGCTTTGGGTAACGCCAACGGCCTTGGCAAGCTGCGGCTGGGTGCCTTTGCACCGAAGGAAGTCAGCCAGCTTAATTTCTTTCATGATGACTTCTCGATCAGGAACTCATCCAAATATTAGCCACGCTTTATTTTCGCCGCAAGCGTTGATTAGCACGGCTGGTTGCAAGATATAAGCTCTGCTAATAGGGTTCGCACATGATAACCAGACACAGACGCACACTTACGCCTGAAGAGATTGCCGAGAGCGCAAGGCTCAAGGACATCTATAACAAGCGAAAATCAGAGGCCCGCAGCAGAGGGATCACTCTTACTCAGACAGAGATCGGGGAGCGGTGTGAGTGGAAATCCCCACAGAGCACTGTTAACCAATATATGACTGGTAAGCTTGCTCTGAATCTGGATGCTCTCATGCGGCTATCCAAAGCTTTGGATTTCGCGCCAGAAGATGTTAGCCCCAGGCTCGCCCAGAGTGTTCAGCATCTCACCTACCCGTCCATTCAAGCTGGCAACGTCGAGCCAGGCCCTCCAATCACAACCGCACCTCGAAGGATCGAAATCGTGGGTACCGCCCAGCTTGGGAATGATGGCTATTGGGTGGGCTTGGATAACTCAGACGGATGGGTAGAAACTTGGTCCAGGGATGAGGATGCCTATGCGTTGCGACTGAAGGGCGATTCAATGGCCCCAGCTATCCGTAGTGGGTGGGTCGCGGTGTGCGAGCCTAATCATCGGCTCGTTCCAGGGGAGTATGTGATGGTGACCACTTCCGACGGGCAGAGCATGGTCAAGGAGCTTCTCTTCGAAAGCGAGGATGGAGTCAGTGTGATGTCCGTGAACTCGGCATACGAACGCCGAACCATAGACTGGTCAGACATAGACAAAATCCACTACGTCGGGAACATATTGGCACCAAGCAAGATTCTCAGCAGGATCTAGGCAGATCGCCTCATCACGAACCCGCCATCCGGCGGGTTTTTTGCAACCATCAGAAAATAAATTAGCTGCGCTGTTGACATAAAAATAAAGCGCAGCTAATTTTACTGACACCAACACACAGCACGGAGCACCACCATGACCGCAGCAGCAGCCACAACCATCACCGCCGGATCCTGGCAAGGCTTTCTCGGACGCGGCCTGGCTGAGCGCGAGCTGCAATGTGTGCTTGGGGTGGCTCAGGGCCAGAGCAGCAAGGAGCTTGGTCGTGACCTGGGCATCGCTGCTGACACTGTGAAAAAAAGGGTCGCGTCGGCGATGTTCAAGCTGCAGGTTAACCGCCGGGCGGCGCTGGTCGGCGAGGCAATGAGGCGTGGACTGATCTCGCCTGCCGCGATCCTGGCTGCGATCTTGGCAGTTCACGGCGCGATGAGTGATGACCAGTTCCTGCGGGTCCGCCGGAGTGGTGGCAGCAGCGAACGGAAGGTCGAGCTTCGCGTTGCGGCGCGACGGGTTGAGCAGCAACTGGTGGCGTAAGCAGCGGCGAGCGCCTTCGATGAGGGGGTTGTCCGGTGCTGAGGCACCATTTGGCAGGACGCGGTTTGGCACGCTCCGGCTTGGCATGGCTAGGTTGGGCCTGGCACGGCAAGGGCTGTTTACAGCGGTCTGCCCTTTCGATGAGAGGGCTTTCCGGTGGCGATAGCTGCCACGCGGCACGGCAACGCAAGCTCCGGCCCGGTTAGGCGAGGTGCGGCGGGCTTTGGCATGGGCTGTAATCAGCGGCCTGCGCTTCTTCGGGAGCGTAGTCCGGTGGCGATAGCTACCACTCGGTTTGGCTGGGCCAGGCACGGCTCGGCGAGGCTTGGCTAGGCATGGCGCGCCAGGGCAAGGGCTGATTTCTCAGCGTACAGCACGTCTGCGGGTGTTGTGCGGTGTGAAAACACCATGAGGCATGGCTGGTTTCGGTAGGGCTGGGCCGGGTGCGGCATGGTTCGGTCTGGTGCGGCAGGGGCTGTTGGTCAGCGTAATGGCCATTCGTTGAGTGGTCATTGCGGTGCGAAGGCACCGTGCGGCACGGCATGGCTTTGTATGGCTGGGTTCGGCTCGGCATGGCCTGGCAAGGCTCGGCAAGGGCGGTAATCCGCACGGGGTCACCAGCGTAACTGGTGACAACTTCAAAGCAACTTCCCGAGAGGTTGTTTTGAAGTTCCAACACGCAAAGCACCGTGCATCGCATATGGCGAAAAGGCACACGCAGCTATCAATTGGAGATCCACATGCAAACGCTGAAAGTTAAAATCGTAGGCACCCGTCCGCTTCTCGTTCACGCCGACGTGTTCGCCGATCCGCTGAACAAGTTGACCAAAGCGCATAAGCAACTGACTTCGAAGCGCAAAAAGTCTGACGAGGATCACGAACTTATCGCCCGCAGCGAATGGCGAGGTGGCTTGTACTTCTCCGAAGATGTTGGCCCATACTTGCCTGGCATTAACATCGAATCTGCCCTCGTCGCCGGCGGCAAACTTTCTAAGATGGGCACCCAGCTCAAGCGCTCTGTCGAGATCATGGATACCCGCTGCCCGATCATCTACGAAGGCCCGCGCAGCGTTGAAGGCCTGTGGGATGAGCAGTTCTACGACGCTCGCTCGGTCAAGGTCGGCACCGCCAGGATCACAAGGTACCGCCCCCTCTTCCGCTCCTGGGCGGTGGTCTGCGAGATCGCCTACGACCAAGAATCCATCGACCGCGACCAGGTGTTGAAGTGCCTGGAGGATGCCGGACAGTACTGCGGTGTCGGCGACTACCGCCCCAAATTCGGCCGCTTCGCCGTAGAGGTGCTGTAATGGCTGTCGTGCCGCTCAAGCCGAACACTTGGAGCCTGGAGAAAGCGATCGAGCAGTTCAAGGCTGACAAGTTCGAAGATGGCCAGCTCATCAGTCACGCCTGGCTGGAGTGGGCGCTCAACTTGCCGAAGCCGACCAGTGCGAAGGAAATGGTCAACTGCCAGTTCATTATTTTGGATCGGGTCGAGCAGTTCAAAGAAGCCTTGCTGACCCAGCACCAGATCTACATCGTCAGTGTGCGCGGCAAGGGATATCGAATTGTTCCGCCAAGCGACCAGGCATTTATCGCAGTCGACAATGCGATGCAGGGAGTTCGCCGCGAGTTCAATAAGTGCGAGAAGGTGATGAAAAACACTCGCCTCGGTGAACTTGATGCTGATCAAATAAAGCGGCACACGGATGCACAGTTGAAAGTGTCTGCAATCGCCGGGATGGTCGGCAAAGGAAAGCGCGAAGTATTTAGCCTGTTCAAGGCGTAACTTCCGCCCAGTAGCACCGCAACTTAACTCGAAAGCCAAGTTACTCGGCAGGCCCTCGGCTTGCCTGAAATAAGGAGATTCACCAATGCTCATGCTCAGCCGCAACACCGGAAAATCCATCGTCATCGGCGGCAACATCTGGGTTACCGTAGCCAGCGTCAATGGCCAGCAGGTCCGCCTCGGCATCGTGGCCCCGGCTGGAGTGGTCGTAGATCGCGAGGAGATCCATCAGCGTCGTGTTACCGAGGGTACCGCCCAGGAGTCGACATTCCATATCGACGACCACGTTCGCATGATGGCCGACGCGCGCCGGTACCGGTGGTTACGCCAGCATGGCCACATTCAGGATGCATACGGCATGCTCCTCGCTTTGAGCGGGCAAGACAGCCTCGACTCCGCCCAAATGGATAGTGAGATCGACACCGCCCTGCGCCTGGAAGCCCAACAGCAGGTGGAGCAGGAGAAGCAGCCATGACCCGCGCCACCATGCTCTTGCTGCTGTGGGATGCCCTGCAGCAGCGCCAAACCACATTTGGGCAAGTGCTCGACCTGTCCGCCGCCTGCGGCCTGGACGGGCGCCGCGTGCTGGCCGACCACTTCGCCTCAGCTCAATCTCACAGGCATGAAAGGACGCTCATTCGAAACCGAGTGATCACCGGAGGAGAGTGTGCGGGCCCGGTTGAGGCCCCAGCTCAGTCCTTCACCGGGGTTGGCGTGCGGGGTGGAGTCGTAGAACTCTTCGAGAAGCGGTTTCCCTCTGCCGCTGTATACCCCCACGAAAACCTGCGTGGCACGGCACCGCGACAAGCGAGCCATCACACTGATCATCGTCCCATCGCTGAGGGATTCTTCATGCTTTGTATCAGGCAGAAGGTGGTCGGCCCAGTCCCAATACTTACTGCCACGTTGAAGGCTGGTCATCGGCTGATCCTCAATATGGTTAATCTCCAGTGGGGCAGGATTTACGCCTATCGCCACCCATTGTCAAAGCTGTCTCATGCACGTTACAGCTGCAACGTTTCAGGAGGTGCGGCATGAAGCGTAGAGCAATCAACCCCGCCGCCCTCCCCGCCGTGGGCCAGCCCCTGGGTGGCGGCTTTTACGCCGGCCGGATCTTCTTCGACGGCGCCGAGCATGCGGTGATCGATGCCGGGCGCGAGTTTGAGGTTGCCGCCCACTGGTGGCAGGAAGAAGGCCCACGCCCGCGTATCCGTGGCGCCACATCGCGCTTCGATGGGATGGCCAACACTCAGGCTATGGCCGCCGAGGGCAGCGCCATCGCCCGCAAGGTGCTGGGAATGAACATTCGTGGTACGTGGGGCTGGCACATCCCGTCGATCGAGGAGCTGCAGGTGTTGCGCTGCAACCTGCTGCAACTGCCGGACTGGGGTCACGATGGTTTGTACACGGTCAGAGATGCAGCCCAGGCGTTTGGCCTGAGCGAGTACTGGAGCAGCAGCCAAAAGTCGAACGCAGCGACTGCCTGGTGCCTGCACATGCTGCCTTGGTGCGTGCCCGATACGAACTGGGTGAGCAAGTGCAAGGGTATCAGGCCGGTGCGCACCCTGCTGATCAGTCAGGAGGCTTTCGTCCATGAGCCATCTACCGATGCGACCGTGCCCAGCGCCGATCTGCGCGGTTTGGGCAACCAGCAGGCGGTGGCCACCGTGCTCGAGCGGTTCGTGAACGAGGACACCGGGAGGTTCTACGGGCGAGCCGAGGCACTGGTGGCTGAGCTGACGGCTCTGGCGGGGGTGGTGTCGTGAACATCGTTGCAACAATGGCATTGCGTAGAGCCCTTGGCCGACGGAACTCAGTGCAGTCGCGTGCGGCTGCCCGGATTGAACCTATCAACGCGGAATCGCCAAAGCCAGCCATCGAACCCCTCGTAATCAAAGGGCCGATCAACCGGTACATGTTCCTTCAGGGGCGCGAGTGGGCTATCGACATGGTCGCCTCTCTTCGCGCTGCGCCTGTCGAGCTGGTAATCGAGCGCTTGATCGGGGCAGCAACTGGCCGGCCAGGTAGCTACGTAGCCGGAATCGAGTCTGTGGTGCATGAACTGAAAGGCGCTGACGCAACAGGTCAGGCGGAAGATGAGAACCTGACGAGTCAGGCCGGGGGGAAGGAATGAGCGAAGAAACCGAGGTACTGACCGTCGAAGGCCTGGCCAAGCTGCTGGGCCGCACGGAGGCGTCGATCAGGGAGGGCATTCGCCGCGGCGTGCCGTGGCTGCCCAAGAGCTTCAAGATGGGCAACCGGCACTGCTGGCTGAAAGAGGACGTGCGTAGGTTTCTGCGCGAATATCGGGACGGGAAGCATCTAACGCCGACGCGTGGGCGGAGGCGTAAAGAACCGCCACCGCTCAGGCTCGCATAAGAGCTATGGCAAAAATTAAAGCTCCAAATAAAGCGCTATTGGGTGCACGATTATTTGATTTACCGGTGGCCGATGAAAATGCGCCTCAAGTACTTGGAGTGCCTTTGTAGTATTGCGAATAATTTCGCTCATAGCTGTTTGGTGAGATTCTACTGGGCCATCACTCAAATCGGCATTCTCGTCGTATTCGCGACACTGTGTCACCATACCAACAAGAACCAGCTCGACTTCAGCCATTCGCGAATAGGTTTTGAACACAAAATCCTCAGAATCCTTGAGGCACTCTCTTTTTAGGTCAGCATTCACCCTGCAATCTTGCATATCCATGGAGAGGTCCAGACGCCCTTTATATCCATGATTAAGAACAACTGCAGTATTTTTGTATTGAAGGCGATCGTTTGCAGCTTTATCTTTGGGGATTTGTGATTTAGAAAGCCTTTCAAGCTCTCCTCTCAGCTGCGCAAGCTTGGGCTTTTTACTGGAGTTATCGGCAAGACTATCAATATCATCAATCAAGGCTTCACGAGCATCATTATTAACAACTATGGATATAGACTCCTGGATATCTACCAGCTTATCCATGTTGTGCATGATCTCTATTGCATCAAGAAAACTAGCCTTTGCTTTGAGTCGGATGAACTTACGACCTTTGGGATCATTAGCAACCGAAGAAAAATCATCAGCCCCGGTCACGCTGATTATTTTGTCATTGTCTTTGAGATTGTCCTCGAATAAAGCATATGCATAATCGTGCAAAAAACGTTTCTCTACATCGGAGGATACAGTCTCAATTATTTCAGCTAATTCTCGGCCGCTGTCTTCAGGTCCTTTCTGCTCAGTAACATCAGACTCTGCTCGCTGGGATTGCTTTACAATATAATCCGTCACACCCTTCATTAACTGGGAAGAAAGGGAGTACATCTTATGCTCATCTAGGTATATGAAACTTTTCACGCTTAGACTTCCTTTCTAAGAATTCATCATAATACTTCTGACGGGTCATTATCTTGCGGGTATTCCTAGCAGACCACCAAGCAAACCCAGCCGACAATATGGTAAATAAAATGCCGATAGCTAATGCAAGATACTCTATCATGCCGCCACCTCTTTCCCATCACTGGGAGCATAGGTCAAACGATCATAGACGGCCCAGCACATGATAAATGAGCCAGCCGCCATAACTATAGACGCCACCAAGATAAACAGTGCGTTTATATCAGGGAAAACATCAGCAAGCATTGAAAAAACATACAGGACAGCATAGAAAACAACTGCCAACACTGAAATCCCGGCTATGGATTTTCTCCATACAGCCTCTTGATCATCGTGATAACGTATCTCAGCGAGCAGAGAGATATGAAGAACAATACCCAACGATATAAAATCGGAAGAACTTAGCATCGGTATCTTTCCGCCGTTTACTAAAGCGGACGCGAACAACCGCATGAAAATCGGCACCATACCGAATATGGCTGTGTAAATCAGCCAATGCGCCTTCTTCTCACTGAACAATGACTAACTCCTCCATGGAGTATAAATTACACATAGGCATATCCTCGCACTCTAACCTAATTTTTCAGCCAAGTCATGAGGGCAGAGATGCGTATAGCGCTTGAGCATCGCCAGGGTCTTGTGACCCGTGATGCTCGCGACCTCCATCATGGTGAAGCCGCGCTCGAAGAAACGACTGGTCGCCTCATGGCGTAGGTCGTGAAGGCGCAGCCCTTCAATCCCGGCAGCCTCGCAGGCTCGGGGAAAGTAATTGCTGATTGTGTTGAGGGCAAGGCTGAAGTATCGGCCGCCACCGATCGGCGTGGGCAGGCCCTCCAGCAGGGCGATCGCCCGGGAGGACAATGGCACGGCTCGCCGCTCGCCGTTCTTGGTGTCTTCGAGATATGCCACCTTGCTGCGCACTTGGTCGCGGCGCAGCAACAACAGCTCAGACCGGCGCATTGCCGTCTCCACCGCCAGCTCAATAAACACCGGAAGCTGGGCATTCATCTGACCGGCTGCCTTGTACAGCGCTGTGAGCTCCGCCGGCGTCGGGCGCCGATCTCTCTCCTTGCTACCCTTGGGCATCCGCATAGCTCGGCACGGGTTGGTCAGTCCTTCAATTCCCCATTCCTTGGTGGCCACCGTGTAGAGATGGCTGATCACCGCCAGGTTGAGGCGCACTGTCGCCGTCGACTTCCCTTCCTTCAACTCAGCATCGCGATACGCGGCCATGTCGCTCGAGCGGATCGCGGCCAGGCCCTTGTTGGCCAGCTTGTGCTCTTTCCACTTCTTGATGCGGACCTGCTCCTGCTTGGCGCCCTTCTTGGTGGAAGTGACTTCTGACAGGTAGCGGTCCAGGGCCTCGGCGAGCGTGGTGCTCTCGGCCTCGCGCATGTCGACGAATCGAGCGCGCGACATATCGCCTTCGATCTCGGCTGCCCATCGCTGGGCTTCTGCCTTGGTGTCAAAGGTGGCGGAAAGGGTTGGGTATCCTTTGCGGCGGATCTGGGCGCGCCAGGCGTCACCGCGCTTTTCGTAGTAGGCCATGGCGGAATGATAGCGAACGCTTGGGGGAAATACACGTTCCCCCAT